ATGTCGATGCGACGAGCGCCATCAGGCAGGTAAGCCTGCAGATTGAAGGCAACAGCGTCGCCACTCGCGTCATCGAGGGTTAAATTTGCGGTAAGCATGGTGAAAATTCTCCTGTATATAGCTAGGCATACACAAATTGTGTATACTAATTGTGTACCAGAGGAGTGTCGCTACTTGGCGGCACCCATGGCAAGCATCAGCACCAGCTGATCAGGGGTTAGGGTCGACGGGGTGAAAACGCTCAGGTCGACCGGAAGACCAAGAAATCGCACATATCGTTTTACAGTCAGAGTACCGAGGTAGAACTCCGAATCGGAGCCATCATCGATATTCCGATTCACCTGGTGCACAGCAAATGTGGCCCGCATTGACATGGAGTGCGTGATATTACTCACGTCCCATTGATCTGCAGGTTGCACAGCCGCAAGGCGGGCCAGGTGTCCCGAGACATTAAGAAACCAATCGACAACGAATGAAAGACGAGTCGTCTTCCATCCAGCAGCGATAAGGTTGTTAAGGCCTAGGGAAATAACGATAGCTCTCAACCACCCTATAAAGTCATCGATGTGACCCATGCGCTGCAACAAAGTCGCAGACGCATTAAAGTCACACTTATAACTTTGTAGAGTCAATCTCGTACCAAAACCCCTAACAGGCTCATAAATCTGAGACCAAGTATCCAAAGTTTGGATATTTGGTTCACGATGGTAGAGCTTGGTCGGGCGCCCGTAAGTCCTTTTCAGGAATTCCATTCTTTCACGGATGGAACTTGCGAGCGTGGCGAAGCTATTTAAGTCAGAAATAAGGTTATCCCAACCGAATTTCTTTGTTAAAAAGCCTCCAGAGATTGTTTGGGTGATAGTATGTTCAATCTTCGGCAATAAAGCCGAAAGTTCGAACAAACCCTGCACAAATTCAGCAAAGCTGATTTTGGTAGGGAACCTATCGGCAAAGCTTGTAAAAGCTCGGCCGCAGGCCTGCACCCGCAGTGAGTGAGAGAGCGAAAACACATCCGACTCAAACTCTGTTGCACTTAGAAAGGGCAACACACCATTCTGAGGAATGACCATTAGGCCATGATCCGCAGGAAATGGTTGGTAAGG